CAGCAGCCAATAATGTTGGCGCCAGTGGAGTATTCTCATCTAGTGCCTTCAATAATGCCTCACTAAACTCCGTTACAAGTTTACCAACTGCCGTTGACGGCAAGATGAAACTGATTTCATCACAAACTGCTAGTAGTGATGCTTCTCTTTCATTTACATCTGGTATTGATTCTACATACAAAACTTATTGTTTTAAGTTTGTTAATATTCATCCATCAACACAATCTAACATTCAGTTTAATGGAAGCACTGATGGTGGTTCAACTTATAGTGTTACAAAAACAACTACATTTTTTCAAACAAGACATGATGAAGATGGTACCGATGCTCAATTAAGTTATGAAACAGGTAAAGATATTGCTCAAGGAACTGGTTATCAACAAATAAATGTTCTTGTAGGTACAGGTAATGATGAAAACACATCTGGTGAACTATGGTTATTTAATCCAAGTTCAACTACCTATGTAAAACATTTTTTAGGTCGTTCAAATTCCTATGTAGCTGCTGGTTCATATGGTGGGCACTATGCTGGTTATTTCAATACTACATCAGCAATCAATGCTATCAATTTTCAAATGTCATCAGGCAACATAGACGCTGGCACAATAGCACTATACGGAATAGCATAATGGGAACAAGAATTACATCACTTGCCAATAACTTTGACACAACAGGAAATTTAAAGGCAGCAGGTATCAACAATGCCAGTTTAAGTGGTATTACAGCGTTGCCTTCTGGTGTTGCTGGAAAAATGACTTTACTCAGTACACAAACAGCATCTGCTAGTGCTTCTTTAAGTTTTACATCTGGTATTGATTCAACATATGATGTTTATTGGTTTGTATTTACTAATATACATCCTGCCAATGATAGTGTTAGTTTTGATTTTAATGGTAGTACAGATAGTGGCTCGACTTACAGCGTTACAAAAACAACAACTTTATTTAGGTCTGGACATGATGAAGCCGATACATTCACACAATTTGGTTACAATTCTAATGAAGATTTAGCACAATCAACAAGTTATCAGCATATAGTTTATGGTTTGGGTAACGACAACGACCAATGTGTAAGTGGAGTATTTAAACTATATAATCCTAGTTCAACAACATATGTAAAACATTTTACATCTACTGCTTCTAACTATTTTGCTAGTAATGGTAATAATCAAATGAATGTAGCAGGTTATTTCAATACAACATCAGCAATTGATGCTATTGACTTTAAAATGTCATCAGGCAACATAGACGCTGGCACAATCAAATTATTCGGAGTATCAACAAGTTAATGGGACAGGCAACAAGAAATATCGCTAACAGTTTTACAACCAGTGGAGTAATTACTTCCAGTGCTGTCAACAATACAACTATTAGTGGAATTACTGATATTAATGATTTAGGTGGTTCTTTAATATTGATTAGTGAACAGACAGCATCCGCTGATGCTTCTATTAGTTTCACTTCAGGTATTGATTCGACTTATGATGAGTATTGGTTTATTTTAAATAATATTCACCCTTCAGGAAATACAGGTGGTCTAGGTATTAATTTTTCTACTGATGGTGGAAGTAATTGGAATGTCACCAAAACGACTACAAGTTTTGTAGCAATGCACGCCGAAAATAATGCAATTGCACAAATTATTTACGAGAATGGATATGATTTAGCACAATCAACAGCAGACCAAGAAATATGTCAAAATATTTATACAGGAAATGATGAATCTGTATCTGGTATTATAAAATTATATAACCCAAGTTCTACAACTTATGTAAAACATTTTATATCTAATACTCAAAGTTATTTTGCAAGTGCTAGAAGTTGGCATCATCTTATTGCAGGATATTGTAATACTACTTCAGCTATTAATGGTGTTATTTTTAGATTTGACACAAATAATATGGATGACGGCACAATACAAATGTTTGGAGTGAAATAAATAGAACTATGGGTGCTAATACAAGAGGATTTGCTAACTTACTCAACACAGACGGCACTTTTCTGTCTGGTGCTATCAATAACACTTCCGTATCAGGTATCACTGATTTACCGACAGCTGTTAAGAGTGATTTAGTGCCAATTATTGGTTATGGTTTAGGAAATGATGCTGCTATGGAACATTATGACGGAGGTCGAAGTGGTGTTGCTGTTTTTGATGGTACCTATGATGCTTATTGTTTTACATTTACAAATGTGAGACCAGCTACCGATAATGTACAGTTTGAATGGAATGCTTCTACTGATACCGGTTCAAATTATAATGTGACCAAAACAACAACTGTATTTGATGCTGGTAATAATGAAAGTGACAGTAATACTTTTGGATATGATACAGGTGCTGACCTTGCTCAATCTTCAAGTTATTGTAGAATTGCTAGAAATGTAAGTAGTGATACTGACCATGGTGTGTGTGGTGAATTATGGATATTTAATGTTGCTTCAACAACATATGTAAAACATTTTTATAGTGTTGTATCAGCAAATGACAGAAATAATTATGAATACAAAACTTTTGTACAAGGTTATTTAAACACAACAACTGCTGTTGACGCTGTGGCTTTTAGATTTGCTTCTGGAAATTTGTCAACAGGAAGTATAAGAGTTTATGGATTAAAATAATGGGAATAATAACAAGGGCATTAGCAAATAATATTACAACAGGAGGTGTTGTTGCTTCATCTGGTGTTTCAAATACCAGTGTTAGTGGAATTACATCACTACCTTCTGGTATCGAATTAAATGATACCTTTCAATTAATCTCAACACAAACAGCATCCGCTGATGCTTCTTTAAGTTTTACATCTGGTTTAGATTCAACTTATGATGTTTATTGTTTTAGAATGTTTGATATTCACGGTTCAAGTGACGGACAGTTATTTACATTTCAAGGTTCTACAGATGGTGGATCAAACTACAATACAACAATAACATCAACAATGTTTGAATCTTATCATAATGAAGGTGATGATACTGCTGCTATAGCATATCAAGCTAGTGGAGACCAAGGAAATGGAACAGCATTTCAAAGACTTTCTAATTCTTGTGGTGCTGATAATGACCAAAGTTTAGTAACTGAATTATTTTTATATCGACCAGATTCAACAACACAAGTAAAACATTTTATGTGTCGAACACAGCATTATAACGATAACAATTATTCCATGGATGTTAGTGTGGCAGGTTATTTCAACACCACTTCAGCAATTAATGCTATTCAATTTAAATTTGGTTCTGGTAATATAGACGCTGGCACAATCAAACTCTTTGGTGTAAGAGATGTCGAAATAGGTGGTATCTAATGGGAACAATTACAAGAACATTTACAAATAATATTGGATCAAATGGTGTATTAGGTTCAAGTGCTATCAATAATGCTTCATTAAACAATATTACATCTATACCTGGTGTGACTATGAAGTTATTGTCAACTGCTACGGCAGCTGGTGATGCTTCACTAGATTTTACTACAGGATTAGACAGTACCTATAACGAGTATTGGTTTGTCTTTAATAATTTACATCCAAGTAGTGAAGGAACCAATTGGACAGAATTTCAAGGTAGCACAGACGGTGGTAGTTCTTATGGAGTGACTATGACTTCTACATTTTTCTACGCTTACCACGATGAATCAGGTACATATACAGCATTAAGTTATAGTTCAGGTGAAGATTTAGCACAAAGCACAAGTTTTCAACAACTTAATCGTTTTGGAACAGGTGCTGATAATGACCAATCCTTTAGTGGAATATTAAAACTATATAATCCTAGTTCTACAACTTATGTAAAACACTTTGTTTTTCAGACATCAAATTATGACCAAGATAATTTTGCTATTAGGTCGTTTGGTTCTGGTTATTTTAATACTACATCAACAATCAATGGAATGAGATTTGCTCAAAGAACTAATAATATAGATGCCGGAACAATTAAGTTATATGGGGTAAGTTAACGTATAAATAGTAATAAGATTTAAGGAGAATACAATGGCAAGAACTAAATTAGTCAACGGTGAAAGAATAGCACTAACTGCTGAAGAAGAAGCAGCAAGAGATGCCGAAGAGGCTGCTTGGGCTGCAGGTGCATTTGACAGAGCAATCGCTGATTTAAGAGCAACAAGAAATCGTTTATTATCAGAAACAGATTATCTTGCTTTATCAGATAATACTCTATCAGCAGAAATGAACACCTACAGACAAGCATTAAGAGATTTAACAGACGGTTTAACAACAGTGGACGAAGTAAACGGCGTCACTTGGCCGACAAAACCATAAGGATAATAAATGGCTTATCTAGGAAGAGAACCACAATACGGAGCCTTTGAAAAACAGGCAATCACACCAGACGGTTCAACAACAACATTTAGTTTAGACTATACCGTAGGTTCATCTTCATCTATTCTAGTATCTGTTGCTGGTGTTCATCAGGAACCCGAGGTTGCATACAACTTAGGTTCAGGTGGTACACAGATTATATTCACAGCAGCACCAGGTGCTTCTGATACAGTCTTTGTTATATTCTTAGGTGTTGCCTTAGATGTTGCAACATTTGGTACAGGTGCTATTACAGGTTTAACAGCATTAACAACTGGTGTTGAAGGTGCTGACACATTATTAATCTATGATAGTTCAGCAACAGCAAATAAAAAGATTACTTTAGATAATTTAATTACAGGTCAAACAGAATTAGCTGAAAATGCAGCTGATGGTGATTTCTTTTTAGTCTATGATGCTGATGCTACTGAAATAAAAAAGATTCAAAAACAATACATATCACCAAACCTAACTTATAACACAAGAACAGGTACAGGTGATGGTTCAACACAAGCATTCACTGTCACAAATGGTGCTACCGTTGATGATGTTTTAGTAACTGAGAATGGCGTTCTACAAGCTCCAACAACCGACTATACAATTTCTGGAACAACATTAACATTCACAACTGCACCGGTAAACGGAGTTAACATAGTTATCCGAGAATTGCCGTAGAGAGGTTGAGTGTAGATTATGACTACAAAATTAACTTCAAGTAACGTAGGCACTGTTAAAGACTTCACCGTATCCTGGCAATCAGTTATTACTGCTGATGGTTCAACAACAACTAACGTAGAAGCCGGTAAAGGTTACTTTATCGATACAACATCAGCCGCTCACACAGTTACCTTACCTGCTAGTGCTACAATCGGTGATATCATTCACATTAAAGACTATGC